TTGCAAGACCTGATAAGTTAGAACCATGAAATACAAATTCTTCAGCATTCGTTCTTTCGTTTTCAATATGTTTATCATAATATTCTTTTATCTCATCTCTTGTTATCTTATCAACAGCACTATAAATCATCATGTCGTAATGCATAGCAGGTACTTTTGTCCAGTCTCTAAACCATGCCTCGTTCTTCTGACAATAACCACTATTGTATATCTCATGACATATGCCATGGTCTACTGCAACAAGTACATCAGGTGTAAAGTCTCGATACAAAGCATTACAGCCATATATCTTACCATGAGGTCTTAATTTTTCTAAATCAAAACCTTTTCTACTTTCACCATTGCCTATACAAAATGCTTTCATTTTAAAGATAATTTATATTAATATTAACTCTTCCCTTTGCATTTGTTGTTGAAGTGCTAGAATGTTCTATTCCTGGATTAAACAACAATGCTCTGTTCTCTACTGATTGAATCTTTGTGCCATCTTCTAATTTTGTATAACCATCACAAGTATTAAATGAAAAAATACAACCTTTATGGTCATAATCATAATCTATATGTGGAGCATGTACTTCTATCGTATCTGTTCTTGGATATAAATTTAACTTCATTCTTACTAAAGCTTTCATATTAAGGTAATTATAAAATTGATTAAAATGATGATAATAGGTACTAAAAATATAATCTAATCTGATATTAAATAATGCATGTGTAAAGTAACTCGATAAATCACCTTCACCTTCTTTATGAAATTTATTTATCTTTTTAGTCCAATACCAAGGTATACCTGCACTCATAACAATTTTTTTTAATTCATCAAAGTATTCTTTTGGTAAGAAATTATCTATTACCTCATGTTCAGTTTTCATGTTTTATACCTGTCACCTTACTGTCTTTAAATCTGTCTTTTAATTCTTTTTTTGCTTCTTCTACTGTTAAACTTTTCAATGCATAGACAAATGTTTTTTTGCCATCAATTGTTAAGTTATATTTTCTGTATATGCTTTCTTCTGTCATGCTTCAATGTATACCTCATAAATGTTTAAATACCAATCTGTAAAAAAATGATAGTGTAAAATACCTATCAACATTATTGTTGAACCTACAATATTAACCACTATCAATGACCAATCATTCCATAATATACCTACTATCAACCAACCTGTAATACCTACAAATTGAAAATACATGTTATATGGGTATAGATTCATGGCTGTTGTAACTGCACCGAATATTAATACGATACTTGCAAACCATTTTATATACCAATCTAATCCATTAGATATTTTTTCTTGTACCACTTTTTAAACTCCGGGTCTTTTTCCCATTCTTCATGCAATTCTCTTGCTTCTACTTGACCACTTCTGATACAGTCAGCAAGTAATTGCCACTTTTCTTCTTTTGTAAATTTTTTTACTTTTAAAAAATCATCACTCATAATAAACCTACCAATGTTGCAAATATTAATACTGATAAAAGTATAATATTAAATATATCTAAATCCATAATAGATACCCCACTATAATTATCATTGCATACACCACTACTTCAACATAAGGTGTCCCATTGTTATGACTATCTGTTTTCATAATAACTTCTCCTTTAATATTATTTTTGTTTCTGTTTGATTAAACTTTAAAAACGGTTTAAACTTTTGTACCTTTTTATAAAAATCTGGCCACACAATTTTATCTGTTATGTTTTTATTCCAGTCTCTTATAAAATTCAAATGATAATCCATAATAATTAATGTCTCTTTACTAATCTTATTTCCAATACAATGTCGTAAAAGTATTGGATGCTGACCATCACTAACAGTAACAACATGGTTGGGTTCAGAATTGTCCATATCAATAAGAGACCGTACTCTGCCCAAATCTTCTTTGAAGTAGTAATTTGTTGCCTCTTTTCTTTTTCTGTATTGTAAATATGTTTCATGACTATCTCTTTCTAATAAACTACCTGACCATGCCTTATTCTTTTTAACAAAATTTGCAATCATAAAATCATCTATTTCATCTTGATTATATTTTACACTTAGTTTATGAAACATATATCTGTCGTTTCTTTTTGTAAATGTTTCTAATTTAGTATGTACCATGCCACTATGTTCTGTGTAGTCATACTTGTCTGTGGTAAAATGTAATTTATAAGCTAGATATTTTCTATAAACTGCAAAACCATCATATGTCATAAAGGTAGTTTTCCTCCTTTCTCAATCAAATTAAGACNTTGTGCCTCTATTGTAATTTTTTCTTTTAGNCTTTTAGAAATGTATCTGCCTACTTCTGCTGGGTCAATAGTATTTTCATCACAATAATGCAAGATGGCATCCATGTAAGACATGTCGCCATTGTTTCTTTTGATTTCTTCAATCTTTAAACTAAATTGTTTAGCGTTCATACAGGTAATTTACCTTCACTTTTATTTACAAAATCTTTATACGCTCTAGAATAATATACTCTTGTTTTAAAAGTCGGAGTAGAATCTAATTTTCCCTTTTTAACAGATTTTGTTTTATATAATTTTACCCACTTAGGAAATTTCTTATTTAACTTTATATAACATTCATCTTCTAATTGTTGTGTTCTAAATGTTTTACATCCACCTTCTTTGTTAGAAATCTGATGAATACAAAATTCTTCCATTATTGCATTAGGATAACCTCTAGATAATAATTCTAAATTTAAATGCACATCTTCTGAAATAGGTACATAACACAAGTCTATTGAATCTATAATTTTAGATAATTGTTTTCCATCAACAGAAACCATTGCAAAAATGCCACCATTATAAAATATAGGTTGATTAAATCTAGGTAATATTGTGCCATGTTTAAAACCACATAATATATGTCCTTCATCATGACATTTATTTAATCTATTTTCTAATTCAGTCCAATCATCATCTGTTAATTTTCTTTTAGAACCTTCCATATTAGAAGGTTTACTAAAATATTTTGCATTTCTTCTTTGCACAATAACATCATCATCTACAACTAGGTATCTTTTATCACCTGCCGTTTTATAAATGATTTCTCTAGTCTTTGCAATACCTATATCATTATCTACAACTAGTATATTTTTATCTTTAAATAAATGTTCTTCTTGTTTTTGCACTACAAAAATTACTTTACTTTTTAATCTATCAGGTAGATTATCAAAAAATATTTGCTTATCGTGTCTTTCAAATGTTGGTATGTAAATTACATTCATAATATAAAAATCTTGGGGTGTATTTCTGTGTGCCGAGCATACACCAAGCTCCGGCACTTCTTAAAGTGGTAGAGTGCCTAAACTATTTAACCTCTTGTAATTGTGGATTAACTGTGTCATAAAAAGTCCTTATTGCATTTTGCAATTCTTCTTCATAATCTTTCGGTTCTTTCACAAATGCCTTCATAGAACCATCTTCTGCAGCCATTAGTATGACTATCTGTTCTATCGGTTCATTAAATGTTTCGTTGTACATAATTGAATATGCTGTATATTGTAGGAAATAGTTTTCTACCCACTCCTCGATTCTTTCTTTATTTGCTGTTTTAAAATCAATAACTGATAGTTTACCATTGTATTCTGCAACACAATCTACTTGACCTGCAAGTGTCAAGTTTTTACTATACATAATTTCTTCTACTAATCTAATGTTATTAATTTGGTCTAGATAGGGTTTCATTAATTTAAATAACCCTAATGGTAACACATCACGAATGGATGGTGTCTCGTTCTTCATATATTGTTCTACTAATGTGTGTAGAGATTTACCTCTGTTTGCACATCTTCGCATTTCCCAATTGGCAACATCTTCACCAATTGACTTACGCCATTTTTTAAGTCCTTCAGTTTTTCTCATGCTCAATACTGAAGTAACAGACGGATAGTTTACGCCGTCTATATCATAAAATCTGTAATCACCGACTTTCTTACCTTTTGTTTTAGGTAATACTGTCTTATCAATATCTGTATGTATAAATTTCATATTAATTCTCTATTATTTAATCTACCTATTATATAACAACCAGCAAAGAATGTCAATGCTGGTTGCTACTATTTATTATTTAGGATATACTGAAGGTGCTTTTACAGATGATTTTGTAAACTCTGGATAAGCATCCAGACCACATTCAGATACATCAACTCCTACTTCCTCATCATCATCAGATACTCTTACACCCCATGTTAGATGTATTGCATACCAAAATAATGAACTGACTACGAAAGTCCATAAGAAGATTACAACTATTCCGTATAACTGTGCTGATAGTGTTCCTGTAGTAAATACTACTGCAAGTAATCCCCATATACCTGCTGTTCCGTGTGCTGATATGGCACCAACAGGGTCATCTAACTTCATTCTATCTAAAGCGATGATTGAGAATACTACTAATAAACCACCAACTGCACCTATTATTGTTGCAAGTCCTGGTGTTGGTGCTAAAGGTTCTGCTGTTATTGAAACTAGACCTGCAATTGCACCATTAAGTGCCATTGTTAAGTCTGATTTACCGAATAATATTTTAGATACTAATAATGCACCCATAACGCCCCCAGCGGCAGCCAAGTTTGTGTTTACAAATATTTTCGATACTGCATTTGCCTCTGCAACATTTGATACAATTAATTCTGACCCACCATTGAATCCGAACCAACCTAACCATAGTATAAATGTACCTAGTGTTGCAAGTGGTAAGTTTGCACCAGGCATAGCGTTTACTTTGCCGTCTACATATTTACCTTTTCTTGAACCTAGTACAATAACACCGGCAAGAGCCGCTGTCGCACCACATAAGTGAACTACACCTGAACCAGCAAAATCTAAAAATCCTGCCTCATCTAGGAATCCACCACCCCATTTCCAATAACCTTGAATAGGGTAAATGAAACTTGTCATTATTACACAAAATAATAAAAACGGCCATAGTTTCATTCGTTCTGCAACTGCACCTGATATAATCGAACATGCTGTTGCTACAAATACAACTTGAAAGAAGTGGTCTGCCATATATGAATAATATACATCGCCACCACTAGCAAGAACTGCCTCTGTTGTATTATCTTCACCTAGAAAGAATAATAATTCACCTGAGTACATTATATTATATCCTATAATCATATAACATAAACATGCTATTGAGTATAGTGCTATATTTTTTGTAAGGATTTCTGTTGTGTTTTTAGCTCTGACAAGACCAGATTCAAGCATTGTGAACCCAGCGGCCATCCACATAACAAAAGCACCCATTACAAGAAAATATAGCGTGTCTAGAGCATACGATAACTCTACTACTGTATTTTCCATCATTTACCTCTTGTTTTTTAAGGTGAGCAATCTCACCATTGTTAATTATAGTCAGCAACCTGACTGTCTATCATAATATAGTTTTCAAATCTTTTAACTTCTCGTTAATTTTAGCACTTTATCAATTTGTGCTTTTATAATAGGTGCCCTATTAGGCCAGTATATATAATCTTCTTCACTTTTTGCTAGATTATATAAGAAAGGCAATATCACTTTTTCTAATTCTTTAAATCTTGCCTTTGTTTGTTCATCTGTTATTTCTTTTGTAACAGTATCTTTTTCAGCAACTATCTGCATGACTTCGTTCATCATACTTTTTATAGATGATACATCAGACTTAACTTTTGCTAATTCTAAGTTAGTCTCTTTGTTCTCACCTACTACCACCTTTTCTTCTACTGGTTTTTGATTGACCGGTGTAAAACCATAATCTTGGTCTAAATCAAAACCTCGCATATAATCAGGTATATCTGCCATTACTTCTTCCTCTTGTTCATGTGTTTTTCAACAACTTGTTTGGTCTTTATATCTTTGATAGACTTGTTGCCATGTCTCTCTGCAAGTGCTGACCTAGGATGTGCTTCTGCGATTCTGGATAGATTTTCTTTCCATCCAGAATCACCTTTAATTCTTCCGACACCTGCAACTATATTTATACCTGTATGCACCTGTTCAACATCAGGATTATCTTTTAAATATTGTTCTTTTTCAGATATCTTTAAAAAGACATCTTCAACAACACCTGTAGTTTTATTGTGAAAGGTATAAGTAGGCATTAATTCATGCTCTCTAATGCTTTAGTAAATCTATTTGCATGAGACCTTTCTGCCTTTGCAAGAGTTTCAAACCAATCTGCAATTTCATCAAAACCTTCATCACGAGCAGTCTTTGCCATGCCTGGATACATGTCTGTATATTCATGTGTCTC